CAGATCGACGCCGACGGCATATCCGAAGACGACATCCAACGCCCGATCCACGGGAACGTCGACGGCTTCGGCGCCGATCGCAACCACCAGTTCGGCCTCGAACTGAAAATCCTCGGTCTGCGGCGGGTAGGCGACGTCGGCGCCGCCGGCCACCACGGCATCCGCCGGTTTCTGGAAAAAGAACGGCGGATCGCGCTCATCGCCTTCCTTCATCTCGCGAATGTGCGCGACGTAGTTGCGCCCCACGCAATAAACGCGCCGAACCGGGAACTGATCCTCTCGCCCGACAATAGGCAGCGCGGTAATCCGCGGACTGAAACAAAACATGGACGCAACCTGCCGAGCGTGATGACGGCAAACGCCGATCCACAGAACAGCGATCGGCCATCCCTCTATTTGATTATCAAATTATACAATCTTCCTGCTGTCAACCACAGATGCATACATTCTGACAGAAGGATAGCACTCTCACGAATCGCCCCGATGCCGGCCGGCTGCGCTGCCGCACCGCCTGAATCAACTCAGCCTTTCCATTTGATGCAGGGATATGCCATTAATCTCGACCCAGACCCAACGAGGAGCCTGCCGATGGCGCCCCGCCCCGCCGATCCATGACGCCGCCCGCGGATGAAATCCTCACGCGAAGTGTATCCATAACCGATACCCTGCGCTCCTCCATCCTCGCCGGCGAATTCAAGCCGGGCGAGCGGATCTATGAAGTCAATCTGTCGGAGCAACTCAACGTTTCGCGAACACCGATCCGCGAAGCCTTGAAAGTTCTCGCCGGTGAAGGACTGCTGGACTACATCCGAACCGGGGCTATCACGTCCGCGAATATTCCGTCGACGATATCGTCCAGGCCTATGAGATTCGCGCGGCGCTCGAAGGGCTCGCCGCCAAGCGCGCGGCGCAGCTCGGCATGTCCGCCGAGGAGCGCGCGATCGTCGAAGCCGCGCTTCGCGATGGCGAGCTCTTTTGAACAAGAGCCGGCTTTCGGCCGCGGACCGCAACCAGTACGGCATCATCAACACCGCGATCCATAGCGCGATTCACACGGCGGGACAGTCGCGGATGCTGCGCGACATGCTGCGTCAGTCGCAGCAGATCGCGCCGTCATCGCATCGCAATGTGATTGCCTTCGAACTATCGGACGTGCGCCGCCGCCACGACGACCACCACCGTATTTATGAAGCCATCCTTTGCCGCGATGCCGGCCGCGCCGAGTTGCTCATGCGCGATCACGTCGAGAGCATCAAGGTTTCGCTGCTGCGCTCGATCTCGCGAGACCTGTTGCCTCGCTGACATCATCGATGACCGGGACCGAGTCTCGACGAAAACCTTTGGCAGCCACCCGCCCGCCAGAACAACAACTCGCGGGCTTCACCGCCCGGAACCGGCGGAACTGGAGCGGGCGAAGGGAATCGAACCCTCGTATGCAGCTTGGGAAGCTCGACGGTTCCCAACTAGCAGAAGACGTTAAGTGCAAAACACTCGATAGCTGTCCCGAGCACAATCAAAGGGTTACACGGCAAACGCAAAACCCCAACCGACCGTCGCGCGCCGCGGCTGCCGAGCAATGTCTCCGGAAGAACGGGCGAGAATTAGCGCTGCGACAAGGCCGCAATGGCTTCGCCCGAGATCCGCCCGCATTTCAGAGCGGACCAAGCAGGGCATGGCAGCGGCTTCCGGTGCCCTCACTGAGCTTCGAATGCTCCGGGCTGTATGGCGAACAACTCGACCATCTGTCCGGAAGCAGTTCCTTGTTGAACTGCTGGCACCGGCCTGTGCGGATGCCGAGGTGCAAACATGAGCGCGCCTCTCATCGTCTCCGCGGAGCTCTCCGCCAGCATCCAGCGGATGAAGGCCCGCACCTGGCGCGATGCTGATGCGGAGGCCTTCGAGCAGGGGGCCATTCCGACGCGGGCTGCCTCAAAGGCGCGCCACACATCTTTTCGCCCCCTGCCCGACGCCTCGAACAATCCATCGGTTCAAACCGCGCCAGCGGCCACGCTCGCCCGATCGCGAGGCATCCCGGGCGAGGCGCCGTAAGCTTGGTGGATCGAGCGCGTTATCGCCAGACATTCGTCATCACTACACGGAAGGCCAACGCGCGGTGCTGTGCGTCATCAGTGGCGAAGTGAAACGCCACGGCTTCTGCGACTTCCGATCGACAAGATTGGGAGCATCGCCGGCGTGGGCCGCACCACCACTCAGACGGCAATCCGGGAGGCCGAGCGCCTCGGGCATATCCGGATTCAAGAGCGACCGCAGCCGGGGCGAAAGCACCTGCCCCACCTGATCACCATCGTATCCGCCGAGTGGCTGACCTGGATCAGGCTCGGCGCAGTCGAGCATGGCCGGATAGGGTCCAATTCAGTGAAAACGGCGAACCCCACGGAGATTAGAGTTCATAGCAAAGCCAAATCTTCCCAAGCGGCGAGGCCGATAAGAGCTTTGCAGAGGGAGGTTCGGGCTAGCATCTTGGCCCCTCCGAACGCTGACGACGCGGCAGAGACCTGTAGAGGTCAAAGCAATCGAGCGCCAAGCCCTACCGCGCGAACCGACGCGGGCTGACCGCGCGTCGGACCACCGATTTCCGAGCCGATTTCGGGTCCTTCCGCGTCGTTTCGGTTTGCGGGTCGGGCAGCTGCGGGATTTCACTCGCTGAGATAAAATTGACACCTAAAATGAAAGCGCCAGAAGGCCTTAGCATTGAGGCTTATGCATAGCTCGGCATATCAATTGGCCGATGCAGATTTTCATCCTTTTGCTTTTGATCGTTTGTCCGTAACCTTCTCTCAATTGAGCTAAGGTTGTGCAGCGTCGCTGTGGATAATCACCTTTAGCGATCACCAGAAAACAGCAGCAAACACCAGCAAAGCTAAAACAGTCACAATCGCCAGAAATCCTTGCGGCACAGCAGCTTTCGGCGCGTTCTGGCCGGATGCTAAAACGGCTGATTCAAAATTTGGCTTCTTCACCCGCAGCTACGATGGCGCCGGCGGCGGCCGCCGGTGGCGCGGGCATCGGATATGCCGGTGACGTTGTCGGCGATGCACGCGGCGCGCGGCCCGTTGGCACGGCGCGCGCGATACCTCGCTGCGAACAATGCACTGGCTGCCAGCGGCGTCGAAGCATGGGTGTCCGCGTTAATCGGCACCGGCATCAAGCCGCAATCCTCACACCAGAATCAGTCCGTCCGGCAAGCGCTCAACCTATCGTTCGAAGCATGGACCGACGACGCCGATGCGGACGGACTGACCGACTTCTATGGCCTTCAGGCGCTCATGGTGCGCCGTATGGTCATCGACGGCGAGTCGTTCGCGCTGTTGATCAACACTGCCGGCAAATTACGATTGCGCGTGATCGACGCCGAACAGGTTGATTCGTCGCTGAACCGCGAGCTGTCCGGCGGCGGACGCATCGTGCAGGGCATCGAATTCGATGCGCATGGTCGGCGTGCCGCCTATCACATTTTGCCTGATCGGCCGGGAATACCATTCGCGCATCTCGCGTTGACGCCGCGGCGCGTGTCGGCGAAGACGTAATCCATCTTTTCCGACTCGAGACGCCCGGTCAGGTGCGCGGCATTTCATGGTTTGCGCGGGTTGCTGCTGCGCCTAGCCGATCTGGATAGCTGGCGCGACGCCCAGCTCGTACGGCAGAAGATCGCCGCGATGCTGACCGCATTCGTCACGACACTCGACGGCACCGGCGTTCCGTTCGATGGCACACCTGTATACGCGCGGCAATCTGATCGGTGGCTCGAGCCCGGCACGATCAAATTCCTCGATCCGCAACAGGACGTGAAATTCTCGACGCCGGCCGGCATCGGCACCGAAGTGATCGACTTCGCCAAGATCACGGAACGGGAGATCGCGGTCGGTCTCGGATTGCCGGCGTCCGTGCTCACCGGCGACCTGTCGGCCGTCAACTATTCCAGCATCCGCGCTGGCCTGATCGAATGGCGGCGACGCATCGAAGCGCTTCAGCATGGCGTCATCGCCTTTCAGGCGCTGCGGCCGGCGTGGCGGCGCTGGGCGACAATCGAGGTGCTATCCGGCCGCGCCAGCGGCGAAGTTTCAGCCGCCTTACCGGTCAAGTTCATCGCCCCGAAACAACAGTGGGTCGATCCCAAGAAAGACGTTGAGGCGGAACTCGACGCCATCGCCGGCGGGCTTATGTCGCGCCGCGAAGCCGTCACCAGCCGAGGCGTCGATATCGAGGCTCTCGACGCCGAGATCGCCGCCGACAAGGCGCGCGCCGACGGGCTCGGCCTCACCTTCACGAACAATCGCAAAAAGGATGATCGCGATGTTGACGCGCAGCCTGCCGAGTGATGCGCCCGATATGCTGACTCGGGAAGCGCCGATCCGGGCATCGTCATGGAATGCGGAGCGGCGGACGTTCGAGGTTGTGCTTTCGGTCGGCAGTTCCGTTTCTCGCTACGATCACGCGGGCCGTACGATGAAATCCTCGAATTGCGCGGCGCGTCGGCGCCGCCGCTGCTTTCGTTGCTGAACTCTCACAATCGTTTCGACCTCGATGCCCGCCTCGGCGAGGTGAGCAGCGTGCGCCTCGTGCGCGGCGAACTGGTCGGCGTGGCGCGGCTGTCACGCCTGCACCGATGGCGCAGCGCATCGCGGCAGAGCTTGGTGACGGAACGCGATTCGGCGTTTCGATCGGCTACCGCGTCACTGCTTGGGCGGAACGCATTAATCCCAATACCAAACGGCGGGAGAAGGCGGCGACAGCCTTCGAGCTGCTGGAAGCGTCCCTTGTCGCCATCCCGGCCGATCAGGCCGCAACCACCCGGAGCATTTCCATGGATCCCGAACTGACCCCACGCCCCCACCCCCGCAACGCCGCCCGTCGCCGTTCCTGTCGTGCCGGCCGCGCCGCCCGCACCGATGACGCGCGCCGCGATCAATGTCGAAATTCGTTCGATCGCCCGCACCGCCGGCTTGGACGATGCCTGGGCGAACAGCCACATTGACAATGAAGCGGCCCTCGATGCCGTCCGCGCCGCCGCGCTGACCGCAATGGCGGAACGCTCTGGCGCCGCCAACGCCATCCGCAGCACCGGCGTCGTCATCGTGAACGACAACAAACGATCCCATCGCTATCCGCTCAGCCATGGCTGACGCGCTGGCGCACCGTCTGGCACCGGCTGCGGTGAAGCTGGAAGGCCGCGGCCTCGAGTATCGCGGTATTCGCATTCTCGACATGGTCGGCGTACTGGCCTCGGCTTCCGGAGAGCAGATCAATCTCCGCAATCAGGATGTGCTGTTGCAACGCGCGATCGGCGCGCATTCCACCAGCGACTTTCCTCTCCTTCTGTCCGCCGCTGCAAACAAGGCGCTCTTGGCACAATACCAGGTGGCGGCGGCGACCTATCGCAAGTGGGCGGCGCGGAAACCGTTCGTCGACTTCAAGGATCACCAGTTCATGCGTGTCGGCGATTTCCCGGCCTTCAAGGAAATCAACGAGGGCGGCGAGGTTAAATACGGCACGATCAGCGAGAACGCCGAGAAGGTGCGCGCCAAGGAATTTGGCACCGGCATCGCCATCGGCCGTCGCGCGTTGATCAACGACGATTTGTCCGCCCTTTCGGACTTCTCGGCGATGGTCGCCGCCCGGGCCGCAGTGGACGAGAATAGACAGGCCTACGGCGTGTTGGCCACCAATCGCAATCTGTCGGACGGCAAGGCAATCTTCCACACGGACCACGGCAACAAGGCGTTGTCGGGCACCGCGCTCGACGGCACCAATGTCGGCATCGCAGTCGCGGCTCTTCGCGGTCAGAAATCGCTCGATGGTCTGGCCCTCAACCTGCAACCGGCATTCCTCGTTGTCGGCCCGCAGCAGGAGGTACCGGCGCGGCAGTTGCTCGCCGCCATCATGGCGACGAAGGCCAGCGACGTGAACGTATGGTCCGGCTTCGCCGAACTGATCGTCGATGCCGAGATTACCGACAAGCGTTGGTACGTGTTCGCCGCGCCAGGCTCCGCTCCGGTTGTCGTTTACGGCTATGTCGGCGGAGCGGAAGGTCCGCAGGTCCGGACCGAACGCGACTTCGACACCCAGGCGGTGAAGGTCGCGGCCGGCCTCGACTTCGCGACCGACGCGATCGACTTCCGCGGCGCATATCAGAACGCGGGCGCTTGACCGTGACGACGCTGGCGGATCTTCAAGCGCAGCGGGCGGAACTGGTTTCCGCCCGCAACACGGGCGTCAAGACCGTGCGATTCGGCGATGACGAGGTGACATACCGCACCGACAAGGAATTCGCCGCTGCGATCGCGGCAATTGATCGCGAGATCGCCGCGCTGCAAGGCCGCCGCGTCACCACCTTCCTACCCACCTTCAGCAAAGGGCTTTGACCATGAAGAAATTTCGTTCAGACCGGCAGCTACATCACCGTGCCGGCGCCCGCCGATGTGAAGTCGGGCGATCTGGTTTTCGCCGGCGCATTGTTCGGCGTTGCCGATACCGATGCAGTCAGCGGCGCGTCGGTCGTTCTCTGCACCGAGGGCGTCTACACCTTGCCGAAAACCAGTGCGCAGGCATGGACGGTCGGCGCTGCGGTCTACTGGGATGCTGACAACAAGGTCGCGACCACGACGTCGACCGACAACGATCCGATCGGCCACGCTATCGTCGCCGCCGCCAATCCGTCCGCGACCGGCAGGTGCGGTTGTCGACTGACCAATTCGATTCCACCAGGGCGGTGGGCATGACGGCTTGGCCGGTCGTTCAAGTTCGACGCGCTCCGCCCGAGAGATATCTGGCGCGTCGAGCATGGCCAAAGATGAGGGGTGGTTCCCTCCGGTGCAGATCTCGCGGTCCCTCCTTCCGCGCCCCAAGCGCTCCCGCCGCTCCCGGTTCAGCACTCCCGGGGGCGGCAACTTCCCTCAATCCCGGAGCAACACCGATGCTTCTCAGTAACGTTTTCCAGACCAGCCGTGCGATTGCGGATGCCGCAGACCAGGCGGCCGCGCCGGCCGGGCAATTACCACCGCTATTGATCGGATGACGGCGCCGCTGCGCGCGGTCCGGCAGGCCTACAAGCTCGACATTCCGGTCCTTCCTAACCCCATGGAGATGAAATGACCGATACCGTAACCATCGCATTGTCAAAACCGATCGAGCACGACGGCAGGACCATTGCAAGCCTGACACTGAAGGAAATCACGGTCGCCGATCTTTGCGCGTCAGACCTCGTCGACGGGGCGACGAAGAAATCCGCCGCCCTTCTCGCGTCGATCACGGGCATCCCCCTGCCGCTGATCCTGAGGCTGCCGATTGCGGACTACTCTCGTGCCATGGAGGCGATCGACCGCATGGGGGAGTCCTCAGCACAGGGTGGACCGATGCGGTCGGACTAATCGCGAGCACGCTTAACACGCCGGTCGACCAGATCGAAGCCTGGTCGCCGGCGAAGGCGCGTCGTTACTACGAGGTTGCCGTCAACATTCTGAAAGCGCGTGCCGGCAAGTCGAGAAGGTAGCTATGACGACACTTCAGTCGAAACTGATCGTCTCGCTTACCGATCAGGTTTCCGCGCCAGCGGAGAAAGTTGCACGGGCGCTCAAGGCAGCCCAGCGGCAGGCGGATGCCCTCAGCAAGGCCGCCTTTCAAGCCGCCTGTCGCGCCAGCTTTCCGATCTTGGGGCATCGTCCGCCGTCATCGGGAGAGTCGGCGCAGCGTGGAAGAAGTATGCCGCCGATCAAAAGCTCGCGGAAAATGCCAGCCATTGGACACGCGCGCAGGTCGCGCAGGTGCGGACGTGGGAGCGGGCCACCGTCGCGTCGATCCGCGGCGTCATCCGGGCCGAGCAATCGTTGGCGCGACAACAGCAAGTCGCGGCCCGAGCGGCGGCGTCTGTCGTCATCGCGTCAAGAGATCACGGCGGCTCGCTGATCGGCGGGATGGCCGGGCTGTCCGCAGCCTACGGCGGAAAGCGGTTCGCACAGAAGAGCGTCGTGTCGGCAGCAGATTTCGATCTCGGAGTCCGGAAGCAGCGCGAGTTTGTCGACATCCCAAAGGATATTCAGGAGCGATTGCTCGTCCCGCAGGCCAAGCGGATCGGTCAGGACACGCAGTTCTCAAATCTCGATGTCGTCAAGGCGCAAACCAAAGCCATGCAGGGGCTCCCCGCCGGTTTTAACGCAGAGCTTCGCGCCGAGGTCGGCGCCGGCATTCTCGAAAGCGTGAAGAACTACGCGCTTGTGATGGAGGCCGATCTTGAGCGGTCATCGGAAGCGATCCGCACATTCTTGCAGACGACGAACAAGGACATTTCATCGAAGGCAAAGGCCCTCGCCGAGGCCACCCGCGCCACGAACCTTCTCGTCAAGATGGCCAAGCTCGGCGGCATGGATGATGAAGACGTCCAGCAGTACATGAAATACGGCGCGGCCACGGGCACCGCTGCGAATCTGTCCGACACCACGCTTGCAGCGCTCGGTTCGGTTGGCCGTCGCGGCGGGCGACGCGGGGACGAACTCGGCGTGTTCGCGCGATCGATATCGTCGAAGCTGGTGGCGCCGACGCGAAAGGGTCTCGATGCGCTGACCGCCGC